AGCGACCCCGCTTGAACTAGGTGAACGGTGCTGGGACTTGATCTTCCCGGGGTGAACGCAGAGGCGTTCGCTGCTACTTGGTCCGCTAGTCGAGGCGTTATTCGACTGCATGTTGGCGCACGTCACAGGTGAGGGGTGGGAACTAGGCGAAGTTTCCGCTCAGCTCAAACGGTGTGCAGCTACACGACAGGGGGAATGGGAAGTTCGTTCAGTAGACGAAGACGGGGACTTGGTGACCGTCGTGTACACGGAGAAGGAGTGGGCGAAACTCTTTCATTTTGCCGTGCACGGTCTGCGGAACGAGACGAAGAAGACTGCTCTATATGGGAACATGGAGCAGAACGCCCAGTGGTTGTGGCCGACAGGCAGCCTCGAGCACGTAGCACTTCGTCACTTGGGAGTGACGTTGGCTCTGAGGTATGTGTCAGGTCACGTTGGGGAGAGACACCGTTGGTTTACGTACCCGGGGCCGAATTTGGTGCGCAGCGTTGGTGGATACGCTGCCATGTACGCCTCGCGTATGTGCAAGCGCCGACACGAGTACCGGACACAGTTGTTCCGGCGATACCCCCGCTCCGACGGTCAGATTCGCATTTCGTCCGCGGTTGGCACGCCTGACGTTGCGCCTCCTGTAGAGGACCCCCCGAAGGGGCCCGACCCAGAGGCGCCGCCCACACGTAAGGACGCTTCAACCAACACGGAAATCGAAGACCTCCCCCCCCCCCTACCTGCGCAGACCCCTCCTGAACATGGAGGTGCCACGCCGGAGGACGCCGTCAACTTGGCAGAGACAGTCGATGACCGGACAGTTGTGCATGGTCGGCTCATTGGCATTATTGGTCAAGACTTTGACAAGACGGTTCCGAAGGACAGGGCACCCATTGTGGGAGTGGTTATTGGCCCGCACGCTGCACCACCCAACGTCTACTCGAACACCGCGAAGAACACAGAAGACGCTAAGATTCAACGACTCGACTTGAAGTACGTCAAACCAGATATTGACGACAAACTTGACAGGAAGATTGGCGAAGTCGTGCGTCGGAGTATGTTCGGTGACCCAGAGTTGGCGTGGTGCAGCAAAGAGAGAATCCATGCGTGGTGCACAAGCAATTTTAACAACTTGGCGGATTTGAAGTCTGGGAAATGGTCGACGGAACGATTCGAGCGTTCAATGACGCAGTTAATTTCTCAGCCGAGCCCTTGGGTCAAACACAATTTGGCGGTCAAGGCGGAGTGCATGCCTGAGGGCAAAGCGCCAAGGATGCTTATCGCGGATGGAGATGCCGGACAGTTGATGGGCCTGGCCACTGTCAAATGTTTCGAGGACTTGTTGTTCACGCACTTCGAGCAGCAGTCCATTAAGCATTTGCCTAAAAGAGACGCCATTCAACGTGTTACGGACCACCTCATGAAGAAAGATTCCAATGTCTGTTACTCTGGCAAAGTGTCCCTTGACTATTGCGGCACCATTGAAGGTGACGGCACCGCATGGGACACCACATGTAACAAGGAGATCCGTGACAAGGTGGAGAACCCCATTCTCGCACATATCATGGAGGTCATTATGGAATACGGGGTGGTACCCCCGCAGTGGCACGAAGCTTACCACGCAGCGAACACCAAGTCGAAAATCAAGGGGTGGTTTTCGAATAAGTATGAGTCGCTGTGCCTGAGCTTCGATGCCATTCGGAGGAGTGGTGACAGGAAGACGAGCAGTGGGAACTATTGGATGAACAGAGTCATGATGTCATGTGCACTGTTCAAAGACCCCTGGACTTTTCTGCACCCAAAGAGGAAATGGGGCGTTATGGATGACGGTACTAAGCGGTGGTGCTACTTCGCATTCGAGGGCGATGATAGCATTGTATCCTTGTGTCCACCCATGCAGGAAGACTCCAAATTGGCGGAGAGCTTCCTCGACACATGGAAGAGAGCCGGCTTCCGTATGAAGATTGTCTTTTGCGATGCCCGTGCCACGTTTGTTGGCTACCATATCGCATGTGACAGGGGACGTGCCATGGCGGTGTACTGTCCCGAGTTGCCCCGGAGTTTGAAAAGCGCAGGTATAAGTGTGTCCCAGATGGGGATTAAGGCGTTCAAGGAAGACGACGAGAACACCATGTTGCAATTGAGTGCAGCGAGTCATTTGGCACGGGCCGCCGACTTCGCAGGCATTTTGCCAACAGTGTCTCAAAAGTACCTTGACTTTGCCCTTAGCTGCGATGCCTCCAATTTCCATGAGAGGGAAATGTCCATGCGAGCGCAGGGATCAGACGGACTGTCCTCGCACGCATTGGCGGAGCGCATCAACCAACTAAATTTAGGAGTTACCCTACACGATGAAATGTATACATTGGAAATTTTGGGGTACGGGGTCAATGATTTGGAACATGACCAATTTCGTTCGTACATATGGGACTGGACGAACAAGGACGACTGGCAGGCATTCCGCAGGAGCCTGCCAGAGACGTGGCGATGTTGAGCGCCAATGCATTTAATTAGTGGTGACGTTAATTAGTAGGGGGAGTGTCCGCAAGATAACGGCGGACACTGAGAGTGCGTAGGGAGTGTCCCTGGTTTGCCTGGTGCCATCCCGTCCCTGCAGTCTGATGGGGAGACTGTTGCCACTCGTGGCGGCGCACGCCTTATTCTTTTGCCTACTTGCGGTCGGTTGCCTGTAGGTGGAAGCCTGGTTTCCAGTGTCGGGACTGGAATGAGGTGAGGCTTAGTAGCAGCGAGTAGATAGGCCACTCGCGGGTTTGCCAGCCCTGAATGCTGCACCCTGAGGCCCCCGTCCCCTGGGCGAAACATTGCCAGAGAGTGGCAAACAAGCGTCAACAGCTGGTCCATCGCTGGTAACGGCGTTGGGTTGGCAAGGGGTCCCCGTGGTGAATGGCTACGTAACCGTGTTGGAACGTATTTCCATAGGTGCGTGTATGTACTGGTGCTGGAGAGCGTCCATTCTTTGAGGCTGCGAGGACATTTGGGCCGTCCCCAAGTGGTCCGTGGAGTGTTCGTAATCCATATTTC